CCTGAGAAGGGCGCCGGAATCGAATGCTACCCAATCTCATTCACAAGGTGCTCGGTTTTTGAACGTGACACAGACGAGCGTATTGAACGCAGGAGAACGTTTTTCTCTCAATTCGATAGATACCGCGTCCACGCTGAGTTAATCGCTCAGAGACGCTAGACGGCTGTTTAAACAACATTCAACCAATGGAGAAAAGAATGGGAAAAGCACAGAGAACTAAAGGCGCTGCTGGAGAGCGCGAAATCTGCGATCTCATATTCCAACACTTGGGCATACAGGTGCACCGCAACCTCTCCCAAACCCGTGATGGAGGAGCCGACATCAAGCTCAACCCTTACTCACTCGAAGTAAAACGGAGAGCGGCAATCGGAAATTTGTATGAATGGATGGATCAGGCCAGCAACGGGTGCGAACCTGGAGAGCGACCCATTGTTGTTTGCCGTGCAGATCGTAAAGAATGGCTGGCCATTCTACCCATAGAAGAATTATTCAGGCTGATCCGTGAGGAAGTAGCCGCTACCGGAGGGAAATGATGAATGACACAACTCAAAAACCAAGGGGACTTGTTCGGGCATATCGATACCACTCTCTGCTTCCAATCGAAGCTCAAAACCGACTTATCGAGGCTGTCGGACTTAGAGAAGGAGAAACAGCGGTACAACGAGATCTGCGCATATCGAGAACGATTGACCGAGTTAAGAGCCAATATCCAGAGTTTTTCCGAGCTCGGTCTTGACCCGTCCACGGTCCTTCTCTCTGACGCATCAGTACGTGTCGGAGTGTCCAGCCCAAAGGCGAAGTATTCAGATCAGGATCTTATCCATTGCTTTGATCTTCGCTTAGCGGGTCTTTCTTTGCGTGAAATCTCACAGAAGATGGACATTCCAATACGCACTTTACGTGACATTTTCTCAGGCAAAAGACGTGCAGTTATTCCAACGAAATTCAAATGAAGCAGTGCGCACCCAGAACCAGGACGGCTCAATACTCAATAAAAATCGGGGGATTGTATGACTAAGAAAAAGCCATTGACCGATAAGCAGAAGCGTTTTATTGATGAATACATGGTGGACAGTAACGCCACACAGGCCGCGATAAGGGCAGGATACAGCTCAAAAGCGGCCAGAGTTCAGGGTCAAGAGAACCTGTCAAAACCTGCCATCCAAATTGAAATTGCTAAACGCCAGGACGCATTGAAAGAGAAGCTGGAATACACGGCTGAAGATTGGACACGTGATGTCCTGGAGCTTAAAAACCGCTCAATGGAGGAGATCGAGCTTAAAGACGAGGACGGCAACGTAGTACATATGGAAACGAAAGATCCGCAGACAGCTCATAAATGCCTGGACATGCTCGGCAAACGCTTAGGGCTATTCGTTGAGAAGAAACAGGTGGAGGTCAATATTTCTGACCGCTCCTCCTGGCTGAATGAAGTTTTGAAGGAGGTCAAGGATGAATAAAGAGGCCGCGGAGTTTGAAATGGGCCTGAGGCGCCTGGCTATCGCTTGCACGAATGATCCGCTCCTTTTCGTCCAGAAGTGCTTTAGATGGGGATACGGTGAGCTGGCAAACTATGAAGGTCCGGACGTGTGGCAGCAGAAGATTCTCTGTGATATTCGCGACCGGTTGAAGAACGGGGAGACTAGACACAAGGCGATTCAAATTGCTGTAGCCAGCGGGCACGGTATCGGCAAAACGGCTTTTGTGGCCTGGATTATGTTGTGGTCAATCTGCACATATCCGGACATGAAAGGAGTTGTCACGGCTGAAACAAAGAACCAGCTCATAACCAAAACATGGTCGGAGTTGCACAAGTGGCACCACCTTTGCCTATTCCGTGATTGGTTCGAGGTGGCCGCTGAATCCATTTTTTCAACTCAGCCAGGACACAAATACACGTGGCGCATTGACGCCATCCCTTGGAACGAGAACAACACCGATGCATTCCAGGGCTTGCACAATCAAGGGAAGCGGATCCTGGTGCTATTCGATGAAGCCTCAGTTATCGCTCAAAAGATTTACGAGGTAACGAAAGGCGCGCTCACGGACAAGGACACGCAGATCATCTGGTGCATTTTCGGGAACCCAACGCGCCCAGACGGCCCATTCTTTGACGCTTTCCACAAGAGCCGCCACCGTTGGATCACGTACAACATTGACAGCCGCACAGTGAAAATCACGAACAAGGAGCAGTTGCAAGAGTACGTGGAGGATTATGGAGAGGACAGCGACTTTGTGAAGGTGCGCGTGAGAGGCGTATTCCCCAGCGCCTCAGCCAAGCAATTCATTAACCGTGAGGACGTTGACGCGGCTATGAATCGTGACGTGGGTCAGATCAACTACTCAAGAACGGTCGCTATCCTGGGTGTGGACGTGGCCAGAGAGGGAGACGACCGCTCGGCCATAGCAACTAAGATCGGCCGTGACTGCACTATGCCGCTGAAAGTCTTTCGCGGCCTGGACGGCCCTCAGCTCGGTATGCAGGTGCTCATGTATGCAAACGAATTGAAACAGAAGGGCATTCCTCGTGTGTACGTAAATATTGACTACACAGGTGTGGGAGCCAGCCCTTATGACTGGCTCAAGGACAAGGTGCAGCACTTGAACAAGGTCATCAGTGCAAGCCAGAGCACAAACCCACAGAGGTGGGCTAATAAGCGTGCTGAGATGTGGGACAAGATGCGGGATTTCATACGCGATGACGGAGCGATCCCAAAGAGTGAAGAGCTGGCCGAGGATCTTTGCATACCTGAAAAACTCATTGACCAGAAGGGCCGGTTACTCCTGGAATCCAAAGATTCAATGAAGCGCCGCAACATGAACTCTCCAGATACCGCGGACGCCCTCGCATTGTGTTTCGCTATTCCCATCCAGGAGTACATAGAGGACGATAGCTGGCGGCATCAGCGGGTGAACCGCCACAAGGGCATACGCGATCCATACGCATAGAGGGTGTGCGCATCAGTCTCGTGGCGGGCTCGACAATCGGGACATGATGAAAATCGAAACCTGTACGCTCTCAGACTTATTCAATGACCCTCGGTATGAGGATGTGTGCCTGCACTACAGACAGGAGGCCGGGCACATCAACCTCAAGGGCATTGTGGACAAGGACAAATACTCGTTCTTGGCTAGGAACGGTTTGCTTTTTTGCGCTCGAGCCGTGAGCGAGGGTCAGTTGGTAGGGATCATGGCAATCGTCATGTGTCCTTCTCTCCACAACTCTAAAGACGTGGCCAATGTGGACACGCTTTACCTTGAGCCAGAGCACCGAGGACACGGCCTGAAATTCCTGAGACACGCAATAAAAATGGCTCGGGAGTTTGGCGCATCAGGTATTCGATTTTCTGCACCCGCTGGATCCAGAACGGAGCAACTCTTTGACAGGTTATTCCAGCGCTCGGATGTCACCTATTACAAATCACTGGAGGATTAAACCATGGGTATGGAAATGCTGGGAATGGGCTTGTTAATGGCCGGGTCTGCTGCACTCTCTTCTCACTCACAGAGCCGAGCCGCACGCCGAACGGCATCAGCTCAGAAGGACGCGACCGAAGAGGCCAAACGCAACGCTGAGAAACAAGCTGAACAACAGCGTGAGCAAATGCGTATGCAGAACCAGAAGACTGCTGATCTATCCAAGATCCTCGGCGACAACACCAACGACCTGTTATCAGGCGGCCAAACAATGCTGACTGGCGCCGGCGGTGTGGATCAAAACGACATGACGCTGGGCAAAAAATCTGCATTAGGGTGATGACATGAAAGAAGTTCGGCAGGAAGTTTTGAACCGATGGAGAAGCCTTGTCAAAGAGCGCGATCCTTATCTCCACCAATGGATAGAAATCTCTAAATTCCTGCGGCCTGCTAACGGTAAGTTCCTCAATCCGACAACGCAGAATGAAGCTAAGACCCGCTGGAATAGCATCTATGACAACACCGCGCTCAGGGCCTCGGATATTTTGGCCAAGGGCCTAATGAGCGGCATGACCGATCCTTCTCAGCAGTGGTTTTTCCTCACGACTGGAAGCCCTGACTTAGACGAATCCGTCCAGGTTAGGCGCTGGCTCTCGGATGTCTCGCAGATCCTCTACATGACATACGCCAAGACCAATCTCTATCAGGCCCTGCATCATGCGTGGCTTGAGGCTGGTTTATTTGGCATTCTGGCCATCATCATTGAAGAGGATGAGGAGAAAGGGTTTAACTGTATTCCCCTGACTGCTGGCGAATACTGTATATCGTGCGACAGCAAAGGAACTCCGGATACTATCTACCGCGAGTTTTCGTTATCGCTGAGGCAGATCGTTCAGAAGTTTGGTGAAGACGCTTTGCCATATTCTCTCTACCAAACGTACAAGGGCGGCCAGAGGGACAAGCTCTATACGATCATTCATGCAATCGAGCCGAGAGAAAAACGCGATACACGCTCAAAGTCCAATAAGGACATGCCGTGGCGATCCGTCTATCTGCTGAAGGATGCAGGAGACGATCAGAAGCCGATTCTCCGAGAATCGGGATACCGAATGTTTCCTGCCGTGGTCGGACGCTGGGGAGCGATCAGCACGGAAACCTACAGTTGTGAATCTCCTGGCATGGTCGTTCTGGGGGATGTGAAACAGCTCCAGCACGAGCAGAAACAAAAAGGGAATGCCATTGATTACATGGTGAATCCGCCTATTGGGCTACCGTCCGAAGCCAAGGATTCAGACATAGACATGGATCCGGGCGGCCAATCCTTCATTAACGGAGCCACTGGTAGGAAACCTGCAGAGCAGTTGTGGAATGTAGCCATCAACCTCAATGACCTGAGGCAGGACACTCTGGAGGTACAGAACAGAATCCGCGCTGGATTCAATGTGGACATGTTCCTCATGCTCAGTAATCAGTCTGCGCTCAATCAGATGACGGCCACGGCAGTTGCAGAACTGCACGAAGAGAAGCTGCTGATGCTCGGGCCCGTCCTCTCCAGATTCAATAACGAGGTTTTGCGCCCGCTCATTGACCGCACGTTTGACATCCTGAACGAAGAAGGATTGATCCCGCCTGCTCCCGAAGAGATTCAGGGCACGGATTTAAATGTCGAGTACACCTCAATTTTGAGCCGTAGCCAGAAGGAGGTGCAATCCCGTACCGACCAACAGGCAATTCAGGAGGCGCTCCAAATTGCTCAGTATCAGCCCGACTTCCTCGACAACTTCGATCTGGACAAGTACGCCCAGATTGTTTCCGACAAGCGCGGTGTATCGCCTGAAATTCTTCGTTCTTCGGACGAGGTGGCAGCTATCAGACGGCAGAGAGCACAGCAGCAACAGCAGGCTCAGCAGCAACAGCAAATGGCTCAGAGCGCTGACATGCTATCCAAGCTCGGAAAAGTGCCAGCGGGCCCGGAAACACTGGCTGGCCAAGCTGTCCAGGGTATGCAAGACATGGCGGCCGAGGGAATGCAATAGGGTGTGCGCATCGAGAAATCACGAGGATTGACAATGAGCAAAGTTACTAGAGACCCGTTCGACAACTCCCAGCGAGAAAAGGACGAAGAAAAGAATCTCGAGGCATTCCGAAAGGAGGCTGACTTCCAAGAGGCTCTGATCAATGTCCTGAACACAAGAGACGGAATGACAGTGCTGAAACGAATTTTTGATGACAGCGGTTTCTTCTCCTCGGCATTCGATACGAATGCTTTGAACATGGCTCGCAAGGAAGGGAAACGGGAATTTGCACAACAGGTTTTTAACAACGTTCTCAAGTACGCCCCTGAAAGGATCGGCGAATTGAGACCTAAGGAAACGAAATGAGCGAAGGTACAGCCGAAAATCAGACAAGCGAGGCTACAACCAACGGCACGCCTAATCCTGATTCTCAGGGTCAGCAGCAGGGAGAATCCACGCTGATTGATGAAATCTCCAAGGCCACTCCTCCCCAGGAGGGACAGCAGTCTCAGCAGGAAGGAAAGACCGAAGAGAACAAAGAAGAGAATAAGGGCAAAAAGGCGGAAGAGACGAGCGGAGCTCCTGAGAAGTATGAGGACTTTAAGGCGCCGGAAGGTACGGCCTTAGACGCCGAAGTCATCAAGACTTTCTCGGAAGTCGCTAAGTCTTTGAATCTGCCTCAGGCCAAGGCGCAGGAAGTCATCGACAAGCTGGCGCCGAAGCTGGCAGAGCGACAAATTGAAGTTCTGAAACAAACCAATGCGACATGGAAGGAAAAATCGCTCCATGACGAGGTAATAGGCGGCGACAACTGGAAGAACACGGTCTTTTCAGCTCAACGAGCGCTTAAAGAGTTTCAGACACCAACAGGAGAGTTTACGGATCCGGACGTGTATGAACTGGCGACCTTTGCCGGCAATCATCCAGGCCTGATCAAAATCCTCAAACATTTTGGCGACAGCATGCGAGAGGACAAAACGGTTAGAGGCAGTTCTAACAGAACTCTCACTCCAGACGATATTTACGGTAAATAAAGGAGTTAAAAATGGCAGACGCATTCACTGGAATGACCCCTGTTACGCTTGCAGAATGGCAAGCTCTCGTACCCGAAGGCAATACTCAGATCAACATGATGATTCAGACCATTCGGGATTATCAGCCGTTCTTTGATCGTGCCACTATGGTGCGTGGTAATGACGGCCAGGGCAAGAAGGGCCTTATCGGAGAAAAGTATCCGGAAGGTCAGCTTGTCGGAATCAATGAAGGCTGGAGCGCCTCCAACGCGGCCGGCCGTGCAGTTCGTTACCCGTCCTGTGTGGCACGTGACCGCTCGGTTATCGCCAAGCTCATGCTTGAAAAAATGCCTGAGAAAGAGCGCAACGCATTCCGCATGCGCACCGATCAGATGTTCATTCGTGGCTTAACACGCGGCATGGTCAAGCGTGTTTTTCAAGGTAATCCCATGACCGATCCTAGAGACTGCATGGGCCTTGCAAACATTGTTCTTCCTGACCGTGACGGTGGAGTTTGGAAGGATTCCATCATTGACGGCGGCGGCACTGGCACTGACCGCCAGCGTCAGGAGCAGCAGCAGCGACTTGTTGTATTTCAGGGGAGGAATTTCGATGCGCGCCGCCGAAAGATCGGTCCCCGGCCCGAACGACAGCGCGATCTCGGCCGTTATCTGCCCGGGTTCATCGCCGAAGGGATAGAGGTATTCCGTCGGGGGGGGGGAATCGGGATTGTCCGGCTCCTCGGGATTCTGCGTCCCCGGTTTCGGCATCTTGACGCATCCCGCCAGCAGCAGGATCGCCGAAGCGGCGAACAGCGCGTATCTTATCGGGCTTGTTTTCATGGAACAAAGATAGGAGAAAATAGAACGGGTGCAACACGGGATTGCAAATGGTTCCGCAGAACTTTCCGGCCGGAAAAAGCGTCGTTACGACCCCGAAACAGAGCGAATCGGAAATATCAGCGTCTCTTCGGCGCCTTTTTCTTTTTGCGCACCGACCAGCCGAAATGACCCAACGCCTCGCCCAGCGCGAAATACTCGCCGTGGGAGTAGACGATCGGATCGGCCCGTTCGAGGCAGAACCGCCCCGTCGCCGGATCTATGTAGGCCTCGTCGGCCTGAACGCCGACCACCTCGGCCAGGAACATGTCGTGCGTCCCGAGCGGCAGCACCTGCCGGACACGGCATTCGATGTTGACGGGTGATTCGGCAATCAGGGGTGCGGCGACCTTTTCCGACGGCACGGCCGTCAGGCCCATCTCGCGGAATTTGTCGAAGTCGCGGCCCGAGCGCACCCCGCACCAGTCTGCGG